CATGGATCGTGAACGATGTAGCCAGTAGCGTCATACCCAATAAGGCACAGCCAGTGGCCACCGCCGCTTGGAGAGGTTGCGGTTCCGTGGTGCAAAAATCCCACCGGCACCGGTTTACCTGCATCAATCTGCTGTTGCACTAAGGCGCGGTTGCCATTGGTCTTGAATCGTGCTGCAACGCCATAGTGCTGCAACGCCTTGATCTGCACCGTTGAGTTGGTGGTGTCCCCGATGGTAAACACCGTCTTGATGTACTCATCATCTGAGTGGATCACACCCGGCTTGAGCGTCATCAGCAGCATGGCGCAGCTCGAACTGAAGCAGGTTCGCCAAGCGTCGCGGTAGTTGTCCCGTTGGCTTTGGTACGGCGTAGGCAGTGGGTTGGCTGATGCCTGCTGCTTACCAGCCTGACTCCAGGTCTTGAACCACGCTTGCTCGCGGCCCAGGATGTGCGGGTTGGCGTTGTTGATCGCCTCCTCCAGTTCGGAGATGGCCGCCATCTGGTAGCTGAGACCCTTGTAATACTTGCAAAGGTCGATCAGTTTGATGCTGCTCATTGCTTGGACCACGGTGATTGGATGCGCATTTCACCGCCAAGGTCGCGGCTATCGCCTGTTTGCAGCTCGTCGTTAACCGGCTGCTCGGTGTAGATCGGTTGTTGCTTCTGGCGTTCAATCTCGCGGTCAATGACAGCCGCAGCCTCGGCTACAGCAACGTCAATCTTGGCGGGCAAGGTGGTTTCAAACTTCTTACGTTCGATGTACCGCTGTGCCCGCTCAAAATCAGATCGCGTATCAAACGTCCAGATCAGGCCTTTTTTGGCTTCAATGTGCGGAGGATCTGGAACACAAGCTGCACAATGCTGTTTGCCTTCCACTTGGGATTGAGACCAATGATCTCAGATGCGGCTGCAACAGCAATCCAAAAGATCGGATTGGCGAGGATAGCTTCCATGACTGGAAAGGTGGTTTTGCCCAGCTTAGCGCCGCAATTCCAGCTTGATCAAGCGGACATCATGATCCATAACCTTGTCTTCAACGTCACCAAGCTTTTTTTGGATCAACTGCTGGTTGCTGAGCACGTCATCTAGCTTGGTTGGAACGGTGTAGCACAGGTAGAAAATGCCAGCGCCAGCACTGCCGACTGAAAGCACAACGATGCCAGCCAAAGCTTCCTGACGGACGCCACGCCAAAACCCTGGTTGTGGTTCAGGGGTTGACACGGCAGCCTATTAGGTGCCTTAATTTTAGCCTTTTCCTTGGCCGCGACGCTTCTTCCGGCCATGGTTTGGCCGTGACCGTTTGCCTTGGCCTTGGTTAGTCAGCTTTGGTTTGCCAGCTTGGTGGTCAATCGCGCCGGAGCCAGTCTTGCTGCGTACTGCCATCAGCCGATGAGTCGGTCAGAGCTGCCATATTGAGAAGGCTCCACCCGATCAGAAACAGAATCCCCAGCAGTGTCAGCAGAAACAGGGTCTGCATAAGGTGGCCAAGTTGGGTAAGTGGGACCAGTAATGTACGCGGCCAGCTCAGCGGTGTCAGTGGTGGCTGTGATGGCTGCATTTTTGGCACCTGCGGCAAGGCGGATCTCTTCACGCAATTCCTTGACACTGGCGGACATCTCCACGCCGTTGTCCGACTGGCGGATCACCTGCCAGTCAGTGGGCACCAGCAACGTGCCAGCCGTGGTGCGGGTCTGTGCGGTCCACTGCTCCACCAGCTGACCGTGGTCCTTGGGGATCAGGTCACCGTCCTGGTCGTAGCCCCAGTAGAAGCGCTGGTCCCAGGTTGGGGCATCAGGTACCTCTGTGATGCCGACGCGCTCGCGGTCTAGCTGGCTGCTCAGACGCAACCAGTTGGACGGGTACTGGATGCCTTTGTGGGTGAAGGCCACGTCTGGTGCTAGTGGCTTGCCGTCGAGGATGAACATGGTTTTAAGTCTGTGGTTGTAGGTTAGCAAACATTGAATCCGTGTTCACTACTCACCTGGCGCGGGCGTACTGAAGGGGTGATTCCGCAAATGCCGCATAAATTATCGTCCCAGAGTTGATGTCACCACCAGTGGCACGCAGCTTAAAGCCGTTGCTGAGGAAATCAATAAACGAAGCACTGTATTCGGAGCCGCTTGATTGGGCCTCCAGAATTGAAGCACCTACGTTGTAGGTGTTTCTTGTGGCATCCACTATATACCAACCGTTTCCAGATGCGTCTGATCTTTTAATCATTAGCCACTTTATCCTGAATCCTGTATACACAAAAGTCCCATCTGAGCTTCCATTGCCGGTATAGCTGCCAAAAGAAGAGTACCCGGATACTGGGGCGAATACATATGCGATCACCTTATGTCCATTACTGAAAAACTCATTTTGCTTTATGCCAAACGTAGTGCTGTCATAGCTGAAATACGTCGAGGCCCCACTGCTAAGAACTGAATCAGTTGTATTGAGTCGTAACCAGTTTTTAGTTTGATCAGCAAAGCTAGAGTGCAACACACCCCACTGATCGGAAATATCCCTGTTTTTAAAAATAATAAGTCCAGGCTTAACGTTTAATCCGTGACCACAAGTTTTAATTGATGTGGTGCCGTCTGATGTCCAACTAACCACCGAGAACCCCGCACTAGCATTAGCCCGCACCTGACTAGTGATGCTGCCTGCTGTGTTGGTGACTGTTGATGTCCCGGCGTCCCAGGCCCAGCCAACGTATGTTGTGGCAGTGTCATTATAAGAAGCAGCAGCGCCTAGGCTAAAGCCATCACTATTAAATGCTGTAAGGCCAGTAGATTCAACAAATTCAGCAGCAGTGGAAGACGAAGCTAAGGCATTTGTGGCTCCTCGAACAACATCCAATAAGCGATGGCCGTATGCCTGGCTTCGACCTTTTATCCATACAAGATCTGGACTGAAGCCAAGGCCAGAAATAGTTTGTGTGCTGGCATTCCCAGTCCAAAGCTTTACGCCCATGACCTGATCAGGCTTGGCGACTACTGGTGCGGGCAGGTTTGTATCGACCAGTGCCTTGAAACCTGATGGTGCTGTGTAGGCAAAGGCGCGTTGGCCTGCATTAAAGGTTATATTTTGTCCAGAGCCAGTAGATGCGCCTGGGAAAAGTTCGCCTGAAGTTGGCAAATTAGAATATTGAGCGTTAGTTCCGCTGGCAGGTGCGCCACTATTGACAAAAGTTCCATTGACAGAAAACCAGATCTTTTGAGCGTCTCTGTCAATTGCAATGCCAAGTATTGTATTACTTCCTGCACCGTTAATTCTTCCAGTTGTTGTAAACACACCGCTGTTGTGATAGCCAGCGTTTGAAGGGTGCGTTTGATACGCCCAACCATTGGCGTCTGCGCCAAGGTAGGTAGAAACTCCAACCGAAGCAGTACCAACACCTGCCGTAAAAGATCCCGTGCCGTCTACATCAGTAAATTCAACATACCATTTGCCTGTATTTGGAATGCCAATAGTAGTTAGCGTAGGTTTGTTAGAAGCAGCTGCAAGATAATCAAGATTACCGTTGCTTAAAGTGTTTCCATTGGTCGCCAATGCGTTGAAAACTGCATAATTGCCCCTAACACTTCCACCCACGCCTGTATCCGTGCCATAACTAGTGGGGGTATCTACTAGGCTGTCGTTGCCACTACCAGCGGTGATCGAGAAGTTATTTACGCTCCAATTATTGGCAGCTGTGCTTGCAGTAAATGTATAGATCTTGTATCCACCACTATTTGCAAAGCTATAAGTTAGGCCACTACCAATAGAAAGGTCTGCATAAGTGTTGGCATAGCGGATGATAACAACGCCGGAACCGCCATTGCCGCCATCTCCACCAAATTGACTGCCACCACCGCCGCCACCACCAGTATTTGCAGTGCCGTTGGAACCGTTGCCGCCAAAGGCGCCATTACCGCCACCACCTAATCCACCAGTACCAGCAGGGCCAGAAAGCCGTGAGTCACCACCGCCGCCGCCACCGCCGCCATAGTAAACAGCAGTACCTGTAATTGAAGATTGAACGCCGTTGCCGCCGTTACCACCTGTGCCATTTGCTGATCCCCCATTAGAGCCAGCTTGTCCAGCACCACCGCCACCACCAGGACCACCTGGGTAGGCAAAACCGTTGCCACCGGCGTAACCCTGAGGACTTGTACCTGCTGCTCCAGTACGTGCAGCCGAATTGCCGCCGCCAGTAGAAGCGCCACCACCGCTGCCACCTGTAGTAGCAACCGCAGCGTCACCAGCGCCACCGCCACCACCTAGCGCAATAAGTGCGTTGAAACTGGAGTTGCCGCCATTAAGACCAGCAGTGTTACTTGAATTTCCGGTGCCTCCAGTACCAACCGCTACGGCATAAGAAGTGCTCGAAGTAAGAGAAACTGATGATGCTAAAACACCACCGCCACCGCCACCACCAGAAAGATCTCCTCCAGCGCCGCCGCCGCCGCCAACAATTAGGTAGTCAACAGTTGGTGGAGCATTTGAAGCGGGTGTTGTTATTGCATTTCCTAAGTCTGTCCCACTAGTGTCCGTCCCTAATGCGGCGGTGGTTGCGTTATTGGAGAAGTTAAGCTTGAACCCGTTGGTGCCGTAGCTGCCGGTGTATGCCTTCGGGATGAGTTGGCCGGTGGTGGCGTCGGTTTCGGTGAAACTGCTGGGGGTCAGCGCTTGGCCGTCAATCCAGAAAATATCCGCTAAATAAGCTCCTAAATAATTGCTACCATTTTGATCGTTTCTGCCGATTGCGTGTCCAACAGTGTTGTTGAACTCAGTATCTGTATTTTGAGATGGGTATGAAGCAGTACTAAATACTGTTATCTGCGCACCGTTTACGTAAATCTTAACTCTGTTTGAAGCTGTGGCCTGGGTGGTGTCGACAGCGACGACGATGTGATACCAGGCTGATGCGTCTCGAAACACCTGAGTTGTTTGCAGTCTCCATACAAACCCCGTGGTGTATTCAAAAACATGCAATGTATTATCAGAGTCAAAGCGTATGTGGCTTGTATCGGTACTGCTTGACGCAGCGTAAAACAAGTTTTGGTCAGTGCCTAACTCACTCCTTTTTACCCACGCAGCCCAAGTAAAAGTGCGCCTGTTGGATGCAGATCCAGGTGTCCGGTTTAAGTATGCAGAATCGCCGGAGTTGAAGCGCAGAGATCTACTCACCTGATACGCGCCACCACCAGCCGCTGCACTTTTCAGCAGTAAGGCATTCGCATTGCCGGGTACTCCCATTTGGTTAGCTCAGGTTAGTGATCAGCGTGGCTGTGATCCTACTGCTGGACTGCACTGAATATGCCAGGCAATCAACAGCTGCTGCCGTTGTGGTCAAAGTTGGCGCCGTGCCCCCCGTGAAGTCCCACTGCGAGCCGAACGACAAAACGCGACTACCTGTGCCGTCTTGGGTGATCCAGATGCAGCCACTGGCACCAGCCGTCAAATTGGTTGGGTTGGCCAGCGTGCGATTGCCGCCCAAGGTGACGCTGAAATTGTTGGCTACCGCAAAATCTGGCGTGATCGTCGCCCCATCGGTCAATGCAGTAATCGCACCGCGTTGCTGTGCTGTGTAACTTTGCGCCAAGCTGAGCAGTGCAACCGTGCCCGTGGCATCGGGCAGCGTCACAGTCCGATCCGCTGTTGGATCGGTTACCGCCAGCGTGGTCTCGTTGGCATCTGCGGTGCTGCCTTCAAACGTCAGGCTGCCAGCTGTGCCAATCTCTAGGTTGCCGGTGACCGTGCCACCAGCTAATGCCAGGTAGGTGCTCGCTGCCGAGGTGCTGGTAAGCAGTCCAAGGTTTGCCGCTGTGACATCACCAACCGTGATCCACGCGCTGTTGGCACCGTTGCGGAGTTTCAGCAGTGCTGGACTTGCACCCGTATCAATCCAAAATTGATAGGCGTACGTGGTGGTTGGTGCGGTTGAGCCAGAGTTTTGGCTAACCACAGCTGCCAGCACCGAGTTCAGCTCGGTACGGAAGTTTGCACCCGATTGATTGGCTAAAACGTAATCAGTTGCCTGGCTCATGTGATTTGCCTGCCGTGGCCGACGGCTTGGTAATCGAAGTTCTTACTCACCATACTAGTTGAGCTGTTCCTGAATGTAACCGAAAATCCGGTGCGCGAAACAGATGTGACGGTGAAATACTCGCCAGTGCCCATGTCCTGAGCTGTGATGCCGATGCTGGGCGTTCCGTAGAAAGCCGTTGGGAAGATGATGACATAGGTGCTAGCACCACTCGTCAGGTTGCGCTGTGCCTCGGTGCGGCGTTGGAAGGTCGTCGTGACACCGAGCTGCTCGACCACAAGGTTTTGCGCTGGGTTGGTTGTGGTCGCTTCCAGTTTGAACTGGAACCCACGACCTCGGGTGGTGTTGTTGACGAATGGCTGCCAAGCGCTCCAGGTTGGTGATCCAGATGGGTTGCCAGTGGTTGTTCGCACGTACATGCCAGCGTTTGCCGAGCCAAGGTCGTCACCATCGAAGCTGTCCCATAGATCTATATCGGCAATGCGATCATCAATCAGGTTGCCTGGCTCAAAGGTGCGAGTCTTGAGAATGGCTCGTAAATCCATGTCATACGTGGCGCCAAGGTCAAGCGTTTCGCTGAAAACGTAACTGCCTTCCGCAACGGAGCCGCCGATGTAGTCGATGAACCCAAGGCCATCCCAGTTGCCGTCGGTGGCCATGGAATCAATCAACGTGCTGGCGCTCAGAATCAAGCCAACTTCATCGCTGCTGTACGCCATGTCGGTTGGCGTGCCATTGAACGGTGGTGAGTTGTCGTCTTCGCGGTATGTCTGAATCAGCAGGCTGTCCTGTGGTGCAGGCAGATCAACAACTACCGATGCAACGCCAGAAGATTCATTGCCGAGTGAATCAACCGCCCGAATGAAGTAGGTGCCTTCCAGTAGGGGAACGATTTTGCGTGTCGCCGATCCAGGTACTGATGGGACGATGTCGTTTGATTTGCCCCAGGTCGCTTCTGCATCAGTTAGTGGGGTATGACGAATGCGGATTTCACCGCCAATGCGGACGTCAATATCTACGGTTTGTGGCCAGTACAACTCGGCACTCTTTTCATCAATCGGTGCGATAAAAAGATCCGGGATGGTTTCTGGTGGCGCTGTTTTACCAATGGCATTGAAGCCAAGTTCAGCAGGTGATGATCTCTTACCAGCGGCACTGACAGCCCGCACTTCAATGTTGTACCTACCAACGTCGCTGTTGATGATCTCGCAATCTGGGGCGCGAGTGTTGATAGGTACTTGGTTGCCATTGTTGGCGCTGTAAAGCACTTCATATTTAATTGCTCGCGCTGACGGTTGCCAGTTAACGATAATTTTTGACAGCACCTTGCCGTTACTTTCATAAAGCACTTCGATTGCTTTGATGTTGCCCGGTGTTGCTGGTGGCTCGTTCAGATCACTGATGTCCCGAGGCTGAAGCGGGACATCGCGCTCGATGTAATCATATTTTGTATAGTTGTATGACAATGCGGAGACTGAATACGTGCCATTGTCGTTCTCTTTGATGCCAAGCACACGCCACAGGCTAAGCAGGATATTTGATTCACCAATGCCAAATGGTGCCCCGACTGCTGGCACTTGGGTCAGTGGTGTTCCAAGGGTTACAACTGAGCCAGTAATTGTTGAGTTTGAAGGTGCCGCAAGTGTGCCATCAGGCAGCATTACGTTAAACGTAAAACTATTGACAAGCTCTGGAAACTCACGGTCAATATTGATAGTGGTCGTGGTTGATCCGGCGCGACACCGACCAGCACGAACAGCGCCAGCGCGGGCAGGATCACCAATTTTGATCAGGTCGCCTGGCCTGACGGTGATCCCAGCGGCCATGTCTGCTGTAAACGTGCACGTTTCAGTTTCGTTTTGCTCGGAGTACAGCAACCACTCCCCAAGGCGCCGTGCCTGACCACGACTGGTGCAACCGTAGGCGTCAATTTCAGCCTTAATTACACCGAACTTGCCAATACCAGTTTTATCTTCAATAACTTCGTAAGCTTTGTCGCGTGCCTCCAGATCCATGTAGGACACAACAGCTACAGTGTGCCTTGTCTTGAGGCTGCTGCCGCTGTAATTGAAACCTTCCGCTGTAACATTGGATTGGTTGAAAACGTAAACAGCGTCTGTCGGTGCATCCTGCGAAAGGGTGATGCTGCCTGTTGACCAAAAAGGCATTGCCCGCATGGTGGAGGCCAAGTTGCTGATCAGCTTGAACGCTTCATCCTGTGATTGGATATTGACGTTGCAAGAGAATCGAGGCTCTTGTCCGCCGAAACCATCAGGGACCAGTGCAGATGCGTATTGGCTACAGGCAAAGAATGCCCACTTGTCAAGCTGACTGGCCTTAATGTGGTCACCAAACCCAAATCTTTCCGATAATAAAAGATCCCAAAGGATCCAGGCGGGGTCTGATGTCCATTGCGCTGCTTGAAACGTACCACTCCAGGTGCCGCTGTAAATCAACCGGCCATTTGTTTGGTCAACGGTTGCGTTGTTTGGAATGGCTACCTTGATGCCACGAATGCGGTAAGTGCGGCTTGGAACAGATGCAAACTGCTCGGCGTCAATCTTCAGTCCAAATAACGCAGAGTTGGGATATTTGAATTTTGCGTTAATTCTTTCGGTGTAGCTAGCCCAAAAAAACGCATCTACAATTGTTATTTTGTTTGTGTTGGGTGGTGGCGCGTCTACTTGGGTTCGCACTACGCGAATGTCAACCGGCGGCGGCTGGGTGAGCGTGATGGTATAGGCTTTTTGGTATAGGTCGGTCGTGCGGCCACTTAGGGTTTCGTCAACAACAACAGTAAATGGTCCGCCTGCGTATGAAGTTTGAATTTGATACGTTACAGGCACACCATCAAGCTGGCCTTTTTCTAAGTAGACCACTAAGCTGGGAACTGAAATAAGTACGCGAACAGATGTAACATCTGTGTCGGTAATTGAACGTGTTACAGGTACGCCATATGTGACCTTGACGCCAACCGGAAAATCCTGTTCGTTTGCGTCGCCAATGATGTCGGTGTATGATTGATCCTGTGTGCCTTTGCGGGCTGCAAATGCTGATCCTGTAAGATTAAAATTGTAGTCGGATTTTTGAATGTTTCCAATAGGGGCCTCCTTGCGAAGCACTGGAGTATTATTAAAATATACATCTTTTAGCAAAGCTTTATTGTAATTATCAGTTCCCCATGTATAGCCACGAGCAGAAGGAAAGCCTTCGATCTCGCCTTCGCTTAAAAGGTCAAGGATTCGTACAACCTGTCTTGAATTAAGATCCGCCATTAGATGTCCTCCGCACTAATGCCTGCGGAAATTACAACGCTTCCGACTAGCACTTCGCCGTAGCAAATGGGAACTGGAACACCTTGACGGCTTACGTTTTGAATACCTGAAAAGCTATAACTTTTTGAAGGATCAGTTTCATCGTAAGACGTTTTGGACACTGGGGTAAGCAGTTGTGAAACGCCACCCAGCACAAGAGACGCACCCGTTAGGCTCAATGTTGTGCCTATACCAGCAAGGACAGCACCACCTTGAGCAGCACTAACACCAAAGAGACTTAATGTTCCAAATGCTCCAGCACCTGGAAGCAGAAACGAAACGGCTATCAATCCAATACCTAATAAAATTTTTGCAGTACCACTTTTGGCTCCCCCAATAACAGGCACAATGCGGATAGCTTCTGCCTTACCTGTTGGATAGTGTAGTTGCTCGGGTTGATCGCCAACGTCTAGATCAATTTTACCAACGCCAACCTTGTAAAACTTTTCAGCCATATGTTCCCGCAGGCCGGGAAAGTTTGCAACCAAAAACCGCATTGCCTCAGCAGGTGTGCTGACCGCTGCCCTGAAGCTGCGTTGCCCCAAAAACTTGGCAAGCGATCCGTAGACTTTGATGACACGCATCACTGACACCTGCTGGAATGACGAAGGACGCGTCCGGTGTTCTTCTGATAATAACCGCCATAGACGTCTCTTGAACTAAGTCGACCTGGTATGTGGTGCAGCATCAACTGCTGACCGACATAGATGGCACAGTGGTTTAAGCCTGAGCTGTTCATTGAAATAAGCAGTGCATCGCCGAACTGGATGTCGTCATGATCAACCTCGACAAATCCTGCGGCCTTCCAGCACCGCTCAAACATGGGATCGGCATCGAAGTCGGCTTGAAGCGTTGGCCTGGGCCAGTCAGGCAATTCAAGGAACCAGCACTCTCCATACCAACTGCGAGCAAGCGACCAGCAGTCCTGGACACCCCAAACAAACTCACGGCCCAGCAACGGTGCCTTGTAGCCACATGGCTCGCAACCATCCCATTCCTTGGTGCCTGGGTTGACGATGTGCCATGGCAATCCCGAGTGCTCACATGCAGCTCGATCCGCATCGCTGGGCGTTGGTGATGCCTTGGGGTGGCTGTGAAAGATGGCGGCCACTTCTCCAGCATCTTCAGCGGCGGCAAAGTCTTCAGGTGACAATACGAAGAAGTCGTTGTTTTCAGCAAGGTTTTTGCATGGCCAATACCGCTTGCGGCCTTTGACAATTACGACTAGGCCGCACGCCTCCCGTGGCGCTTCAGCCAGTGCGTGTTCAATCGCATCATCTTGCCACTTAGCCATAGAACGATCCTACGCTGGGGAAGCTGCCAAATGGAATTTCGTTGTTAGCCCCAAACCGTGCCTTACAACTTGAAACACGCTTGCCACATACGTCTTGTAACGCAATGCCAGTGGAGCTAACGACCCGTGGTTCTGCACCGCTGACGTATCCCGATGCCCAGAGTGGAACGTTGGCGCTGTTGTAATAAACAAGATTGCCATCGTTTTGCATGGACAGATAGTTGTTGCTATAGCCGCTACCCGTGCGCACGTAGTACACACCAGCCACAGAAGTAAATGCACCATAGGTGCCGGGTGACACAACCGGGTCACCATTCTTCCATGGATTGTTTGAACTGACAGTAACCGGCGCATCAAAGTATTGGTTAACTCTCCACAATCCGGTGCTTGCCGTGACGGTGCCTTTTGCCATTGGCAGTCCAGGTGCGCCATAATCGTTATCAACAACTGGTGCGCCTTGAGTCCACACGTAGTTTACGGTTAGTCCTCTGGCGGCAAAAGCATCCTTGTAATTTTGCCCTATATCTACAGAACTGGCTGTGTAACTAATCGTTATTGTTCGGCTGCCAACGGTGAACATTTTGGTCGCCGTGCGGCTCTGGTTGGGATAGCTGTTGGGATCGCCTAGAACTTCATAGTAAAAAGCACCAGCGCGGCCAGTGTTGACCGTTGTTTCTTGTCGCCAATCCATATGGCGAATAGCAGTAGGCGTGCCCAGCAAGTCTGTATTGCTTGCCCAGATCGCATCAGGTCCCTTGTACAGCACCAGGTTGCCATCGCCTTGGTTCCACAACCGGTAGGTATCCGATGAGCCACGGACAGTGTTGCTGGCCCAGACAACAGTATTGGCCTTGTTATAGACAACGATGTTGCCATCGCTCTGCATTAAGGCTTTGTACCAACGGTTGCTAGAGGTCAGGAATTGTTCTGGCGCAAGCGATGTTGACACAGCCAAACTGCTTGTCCCAGCTGCAAAGTTGGTTGCGGGGACAGTGTTTACTGCATTGTCGTTTTCGTCAAAATAGTTGGTCCCGGTGTATCCGCATTCCGGTCCGCGATATTGCCACTGGCAAATGTTGGCAATGCACTGACGTTTTGGTGCTCGTACACCAGCAAGATCAAATACTGCTGCAAGTTCAAATTCAACTACAGATGTGTTTTCATTTGCTTTTCGGTCAACGTAATAAATTTCCTGTGGCATTTCAGCATTCGTAGGGTCTGGCGTTCCATATGGGTTTACGTCCCCGGCAAAATTCTTGCTATCCAAAAAACGACTCATGGTGCGAATGCGCACAAACTTTGCACCCGTCAAATCGTTGCCAACTGTAATTTCATTAACACTTAGCAGCAACGCAGATATGCTGCCGAGCAGGTTAGATATACGAACGGTTGGTCTGGGAAGTTGACCATTGCCAGAATACTCAAAACCGTCTACTTCAATTGGCAGCGGAGAATATGGATTACCTTTCCAGTACACGTCACCAGAAGGTAGCTTTTTATTTACACCAGCGTGAAAGTAAAAAATCTCACTGCTGCCATGCAGCTCTTGCACCAGGTGCAATTCGTATAGCTCAATAATCGCGTAAGGCGAACTGGTCAATAGGCTTTGAAAAATCTCTACGTTGACGTCGTTACTCATGGTTCAAATACCTGCCGAAAAGTTGCGGTAATTGTACAAATATTTGCATATTGATATTCGCGATTCCAAGACTCTACTACAAATTTTGATGAAGTTGATTCTGTAATTGGTGTCCAATCAAAAGATTCTTGTCCTTGCCTTGCATCAAAGAAAGCTTCAATGGCATCAGCAACAGCATTGGTCTTAGCACTCCAAGTAAGTGACCACACTTTAGGATTTTGATTTAATCCAAAAATTAAGCGTTGTTCGTAGCCGTCGCCAAATTTTACCTTTCTAGTCGCAGGCTCGCTACTGCGTTGCGCGCCAAAATCTGGTGTGGTTTGGCCTGCTGCCACGCCAACTGTTGAATCGTTAAAAGTTGCCATTAGCGTCTTGTGTCGGCCAGGAGGCCACCTGGGCGTTGTTGCTTGATCAATTCTGCCTGAACAGCAGCGGAAACCGCAAGGCCCAGTTGCTTGCCTTGCGCCTGATCCCCTTGGACGTTGGCGTTGCCACTTGCGTCCACATTGACCACAACGCTGGTGCCGCCACCGTTATTGGGAATGATTGTGCCGCTGCGTCCTGGCATAAAGAGTTCGGGCCCGCGCTCACCAACCAAGTAGGCTCCACTGCCAGCAACAGGCCCCCCTGCGGCTCTTCCGCCAACAAGCGACGGAACGCCGGGCATAAATTGGCTTGAACCTAATCCGCCACCAAAAACACCTGAATAATTTGTTGCTCCACCAGCGCCAAAAATTCCGCCAATTGATGGCAAGAATTTTTGAGCCAAACCAATAATTTGCATTCGAATGTATTGTGAAATCATTTGAGATGCCATGTCCGCAAAATGGTTAGCAATGCTTTGAAAAAATCCAGCAAAAGCTTCACGCGCTCCCATTGATCCACTGATCAAACCCGTAAAGGTATTGCCAAAAGCAGTACCAATAGATTCAGCAGCAAGTTTAACCTGATTTGACGTGCTAATAAGATCTTTGAATTGTGTTTGCAATTCTTCGTAATGTGCTCCCATCTCACCGCCGGTCAAACCAGGCATTAAATTCAGGTCTGTTCTGAACCGATCAGCAGTACTTTTGCCGCCAAATGCTCCGCCAAGAGCAGCCTGAAACTTCTTGCCAAGAACATCGGCTAAACCAATTTGCAGATACAATTCTGCGGTTTGCTTTGTAAGCAATTCTTGCTTGGCTTTTTGCGCTTTATTATCGTCAACTAATCTTTGCGAAAGTTCCGCACTGGCAAGGTATTGACGTTCTGTAATAGAAAGAGATTTTTTGCGTAATTCTCCAAATTTTATTTCCCTTTCAACCTTGACTTTGTCAAGCTCGCCTTGAAGTTTTTCTTCATCAGTCATTGAAACTTGAATATCTAAGTCAGCCTGTGCAATTTTGTCAAGTTTTATTGCGGCATCTATCTGCTGGCGAATCTGTTCTGCCAAGCGCTTTGCTTTATTTTCGGCAGCTGTCTCCGCAACGCTAGACCCACTACCTCCAGTCAAAACTGGAAAATTTGTTAATGTTGACTTTGGCTTTGGCTTGTTTGATCCAGTTCCCAAAGATTCTTTTAATAATTTATTGTACCTATTTTCAATTTCAGTGTAATAAGTTTTATCCCTAAAAGGCGCGGCCGTTGATCCCCCGTATCCATATTTATTATTAATATCAATTGTAGCTTGCCTGCGAATACCCGCCATTCTTTGCGATGTTGTAGCCATTGCAAATAACTTTGCTGTTAAATCAGCAATTTGACCAATAAAATTCTGAATGTCTGCGCCAACTGGTTTAAAGAAATTACCAAATGCAAGCCTTAATTTGTCAAGTGATATTTGCATTTTGGCCCCGGCATCGTCAGTAGATTTTGCCATTTTATCAGCACTTTTTGCATATCTTTCATTCAATAATGTTGCAAATTTCATTAAGTCATTAAGTCCTACGGTTCCACTTTGAAGTGCTTTTGCAAGTTCTGGTCCGTTTTTGCCAGCTGCTTTTGCAAAAGTGTTATAGGTACCTGGCAAGCGCTCAGCTATTTGATTTAATTCTTCTGCGCTGACTTTGCCTTTAGAAAAAACTTGACTTAACGCCAACAGCGCACCCGAAACTTCGTCTGCACCGCCTCCGGTTGCTTTAATTGCTCGGGAGATTCCATTGAATACAACTTCGGCGTCAGCAACTTTGCCCCCTGCACCGACAACTGCTGCCGTTAAACGTGTAAATCCTTGAGTTGCCTCAAGTATTGGAATGTTTAATTGTTGCGATATATTATTAATTGCCTGCTGAGCCTGTGCATATTCATTTGCAGAACCGGATACGCCTTTTAAGGCAATTTGTAATTTGCTTAAGGAGGCAGCATAAACAGCCATGTCGCCAATGGCTTGGCGAACCATTCCCAATTGCGCCCCAGCGGCTCCACCGGCCGCCGCGCCGCCTGGGCCAAAAGGAAGACCAATAAGACTACCAATTGCTCCTTCTGGGCCACCAAACACTCCACTGGCGGCTACGGTGCCGATGGACTGGGCAAGGTTGCGGCCTCTCATGCCACCCTTGCCGCCAGCGCGTGCGGCAATGCGTTCAGCCTTTTCTGCTTCTCGTGAATAAATGCGAAATTCTTTGCTTGTAATGCTTACGCTATTGGCTAGCTCACGCCAAGAAGACGCAAAATTACGCAATGAATTTACAGACTGATCCGTGTTTGACTGAACTTTTTTAATTTCTGCTGCTGCGCCTTGAAAGCCAGCCTTGGTCGCGTTGACTTCTTTGCCTAGGTTGGCCAATTTGGCCTTCAAGGTTGTCAGGGATTCCGTGCCCTGCGTAGCAACCTTGATATTAAATTTTTGTTCAGTTGCTGCCATTACTTTGCACGCTTGCTATTGAGGCACAGCAGGGCCGCTGATTCCATGACCCGGATGCCTTCAAACATCTCAAGCGGCTCCTCCA